GAAAACATGAATAAGTATATGTCTGTTTTTGAACACATGCAAAAATTTTCCAAGATTCCTGAATATAAATTCTATGGAGAAAATCTCGTTTCAACTACGCTAGTGGAAACAGGAATTAGAAAACATCATGGATATCCTGCACAAGAAAACGAAAAGATTCGTTATGTTAACATGAATGACCCATTCACCGGAAATGCCGAAGCAAATGGTCGGAAATGGATTTATAGTTTAATAAGGTTGCCGCAAGAAACTAGGGATTCTTGGTTAAAACAAGATTTAGATTTTTGGAATTCAAGAAAATGAAAATAGCACTTTGTTTATCTGGTCAACCTCGTTCTCTACAAGAGGGTTTCGGTTATCATAGCAGGAACCTACTCGAAGAGTATGAGGTTGATGTTTTCATACATTCATGGAATTCTGAATATAATGGCAACATCCGTAGATTATATAAGCCAATAAAATATCAATATGACGATTATAAGTTTGGTAAAAAAGACGATATCAAGTATGAATATGAAGGAGGCAAACATGATGCCTGGCCTCCTAGAAATGCTTTGCATGGATTCTATTCAATATATCATTCTAACAGGCTAAAGCGCGAATATGAAAATGAAATGGGATTTAAGTACGATTGGGTAGTTCGTTCTAGATTTGACTACGCACTGAATGTCGCAATACCTTTTCAGAAAATGAGCAACGAATTTCTATACGTTCCCGAACGGTCGTGTCATATCTACAAACAGTTGCTATGCGACCAATTCGCATTTTCTAGCTCAGAAATCATGGACAAATATTCTGAGACATTCATCCATATCGACGAATTCCATTCGAATGGCTGTTCGATGATAGGCGAACACCTAATCGAAAAGAATGTTCGCAAAAATGATTTGGTAGCCAAATTACGATATTACGAAATGAACCGCCCATTCAAAGAGTTCGTTGACGCCCACCAAGCCATACTGCGGGACGACTTTTTTTATTGGAAAGCCATCAATTTTCCCTCTTGACAATCGACCCCAACTGGCCTATAATTGGTATTGTGATGAGGGGTCAACTATGGCTATTTTACCTATCTACTACACGACTACCAATATGCGTAAGCGTAAGGCTCGTAGGCCTACTCAGGCTATGATTGAAGGTCAGCGTAAGACCAATGAGTTGCTTGAGAAAGTAGGCTACTTCAAAGGTACGAAGTCTGCTACCAAGAAGTTCACCTATAGCCTTGCAGTTGAGTCTAATGCTGCACCTATGGCTAATGTTATTCCTGGAGGAATAGCTGCCAAGCGTGATAAGCTCAACGATCATAAGTGGAAGCGTGGCTCTGAAGAGTCTGCTGCTACTATCAAGGCTATCGAAGAAAAGGCTATGCGTGTAGCACCTGCTTACAATAAGGGCGCTACTCAATATATCACTGACGGAACTGATGCAAAGTATCTTGGAAGGAAAATATAAAATGCTATATACTAAAGAACAGATTCGTGAAGCTGCTCGTGCTGGTGTTATCAACGTTCAGTTCACAAAGAAAGATGGTTCGCTGCGTAACATGCGTTGCTCATTACAGGAAAAGTATCTGCCTAAATTGATGGATGATACTGAAGCTGCCATGAAAGACAACTCCGACGTTCTTGCTGTGTGGGATATCGAAGTCAATGGTTGGCGTTCTTTTCGAATCGATTCTGTAACGTCTATGACAATATCACTGGAGCCTGTTAATGACTAAATTAAATATCACTGGATTGAAAGAATCTTCTGCAACTTCGATTGAACCTACTAATAATGGCACATATGCTCATATCGGTTCGAAGGGCGGAACAGAGCAGATGTATGAGGGGCTTATGGCACGTTTGCCTCCACATCTCAAGGAAAAGTTCAATATCATTTGCTCACGCGTGCGAGAGGTGGATACCACGAAGCGCAATATCCTTTGGTTGCATGATACTTGGGATGACCCAGAATCACAGCATCTTAAAAGCCCAAATTCGCTGAAGCGTTTTGAGAAACTTGTATTCGTATCCAACTATCAACAGGCAACATACAATATGGGGCTTGATGTTCCTTATGGTAAGGGTGTTGTTCTTCAGAACGCGATCGTTCCTATCGAACAGCATCAGAAACCCGAAGGAACTATCAACCTCATTTATCATACAACACCGCATCGTGGTCTAGAGCTTCTTGTTCCTACAGCCGAATTCCTTTCTGATAAGGGATTGAATTTTCACCTAGACGTCTACTCTTCGTTCAATATCTATGGTTGGCCTGCTCGCGACGAGCCCTATAAGGAATTGTTCGAACGTTGCAAGAATCATCCAAAGATCACTTATCATGGATATCAACCAAACTCAGTGATTCGCGAAGCTCTGAAGAAAGCTCACGTCTACACGTATCCTAGCATATGGCCTGAAACTTCTGGTATTTCAGTCATCGAAGCTATGAGCGCTGGTTGTAATGTGGTGTGCCCAAATTTGGCTGCTTTACCTGAGACTTGCGCCAACTTCGCTATCATGTACCCTTGGACTGAGGAACATAGCAAACACGCCAACAGATTCGCTGGGCTTTTGGCTATGATCATCAACGAGTATAGAGAACCTAATAATTTGGCACGCCTAGAATTCCAAAAAGCCTATTTCAATAATTTCTATAACTGGGATTTGCGCGTGGCTCAATGGGTTGATCTGCTCGAATCTTTGGGCGACAAGTAAGTCTTGACAATCGGTCTGCAGTGACGTATTATGGCCTAATGATGAAAGGATATGCGAATGGCAAGAGCATCTAAGAACCTGCTAAAGGCTACTCCCGTAAAGAAGAAGCGCACTATTACGCCACGCGGACTCGACGCTAAGTATCTGGGCGAAGAGCCGAGCTGGGAAGGGCAGGAGTTCCTCAACGAAGATGAACTCCGCTCAAAGATTGCGGTGGCTTATAACTGGTACAACTATTTTCTCGACGCCAAATTCGCGCGGGAGTATCTCATGGTCTATATGCTCGATAGTGGCATGTCTAAAGCGGCTATGACTATGGTTGGCAAGAACGTCGACTGGAAACTCAACTTTACCATGTGTAAGGTTGCTCGTATGCTTTCTATGGGTCTCGAGCACGAAAAGCTTCGTGCGCAGCTCAACGATCATTTGGTAAAGCTCGTCGAGTCCGGCATCGCTATCACCGAAGAAGAAAAGAAAACTGCGGCGGCTAAGGTCACTTTTGTTAGGAATCCCGCTGATAGTCTTATCGCCGACATCGATGAAATGTTGGACAATTTTCCGTCTGAAGAATGGTCAACCAATTTCTACACATGGCTAAAAGATGTCAAGCAAGTCAAGCCTAATCAGGCTAAGGCTATTGCTGATTATTACAGGCCTAGTCTTGCCGAGTTACAAGAAGCAGAAAAGACCAAAGATCCTGATCTCAAGTATGCGTATCGCCATTATACGAAACGCAAGTTCAAAGAACGCATCGCTATCTTTTCTGGTATCATCAGCGATTGCGAATCTATCGTATCGAATAAGCGTAAGTCTGTTGTACGCAAACCTCGTGTGGCTAAGCCAAAGTCGGCTGATAAGGTCGTATCCAAGATTCAGTATCAGAAAGAAGATACGGCACTCAAAATCGTATCTATTGATCCATCCAAGCTCGTAGGTGCAACAGAGCTCTGGACATTCAACACTAAATACAACGTCCTTTCCCACTACGTCGCGGGCGAGGGAGGCTTATCACTGAAGGGGACTACTCTTCAGAACTTCATCGAAGCCTCGTTGCAGAAGAAACTGCGTAAGCCAGCAGATGTTCTGCCAAGTATTACCACCAGCACATCAAAAAGTGCTGAGCGCAGTTTCAACTCCATAACAACGAAAGCAAGTGCACCGAATGGAAGAATCAACGAATTCACCGTTATCCTCAGAGCAATCAAGTGAAGACAAAGACAATATCATTCCGTTTCCTTCTCACCTTAGGCTAGTCGCTATTGAAGAAGCAGAAAAGGATGAAGAAACTGATCGTAAATACGTCGATGGTTTCGTACACGAGTTAGCCCTTCATCTGCTGTCGGAGTTTCACGAAGAAGGCTTTGATATTCAAACGAAGGTATTCGACAAGAACTTTGGTTTCGTAGTTGAAACCATACGTTCTACGTTGTATGCCACGTATGATATATTTCATCCTTTCCAGGAAATCGTGGATAAGTGTGTGAAGTTCGCCCATGATAATGACGATGATGAGTTCGAACCAGATCCATCTTGACAGCTAGACTGTGACGTGGTACTATATGTTATGCAATGGAGTTTGATATGATCCTCGTAGATTTCAGCCAAGTCATGATTTCAAATATCATGATGCAGTTGGCTAACAATGAAAAGCAGCTCGACGAGGAAATGGTCCGTCATATGGTCCTATCGAGTTTGCGTATGTACAAGACCAAATTTGGCGCAGAGTACGGCGAGATTGTTATCTGTTGCGATGGTTACTCGTACTGGCGTCGTGACGTATTCCCTCACTACAAGGCTGCTCGCAGGAAGTCGCGTGACAAATCGTCGCATGACTGGAATGCCATCTTCACTTCTCTGAACAAGATTCGTGATGAGATGCGCGACAATATGCCTTATCCTGTGCTGCGTTTCGAAAAGGCAGAAGCTGATGACATCATCGGTTCTATCTGTAATGTTCGTGGCTCGTATCTCAACACAGCTGAGCGTATCCTAATCATTTCTGGTGATAAGGATTTCATGCAGCTTCAGAAATACGGTAACATCACTCAATATAGTCCTGTTATGAAAAAATTCATCACGCCTGACGTGAATCCTGAACGATTCAAGCAGTATCATATCCTACAAGGTGATGCTGGTGACGGTGTGCCTAATTTCCTTTCTGATGACGACACTTTCGTCGTAGAAAATAAGCGACAGAAACCTCTTCCTAAAAAGAAACTCGAAGAGTGGACAATGCTTGACCATGCTACATATTGTACGACTCCTGGGATGTTGTCGAACTATAATCGCAATCAAGTCATGGTTGACTTCGACTTTATTCCCGAGGGTCTACAGAAAGAAATCGTTGATGCGTATGAAAATTATGAGCGTCTACCGCGCAGCAAGATTCTTGATTACTTCATCAAGAATCGACTGCGTAATTTAACCGAAGCTATCGGAGAATTCTGATGTCTAAGAACTGGAGTATTGATCATACAATGATTACCGTTTTTGCGAGCATTCTTTTGTTCGTTTCGTTGGGTCTGTATAATGCTTATCGAGAAGATGTGCGATATGCAGATAATCTTGCGCGCATGTACGATCACTGTATGGCTGACGGCAATAAAGACTATGATTGCTGGAGTAAAATCTACACTAAGAAGGTGCGATGATGAGTGATACAGATCGTATCGAACGTGATATCGTTGCGATGGAAAAGGAGATTCGTAGCCTCAAGACGAAACTCGATAACTCTATCATTGATATCCGTGCAGTAAACTATTGGGGTTGGACTACGACAGAAAAGCAGATATGGGATGTCGTTCGTCACGAGATTCAATATAAGCGCCAAGGTTCACCTGAATGGATTGCTCTTCCGATAGCTCAACGAGATATGAGCGATTTAAAGGTGACACAAATTGAGATACCTACTGGAGAACTATGATGATTGATATGACTAAGTATGCTGAGTTCGTTATGGCTGTGACGAGCAAAGAAAGTCGCGTATGCGCGGAATTTCTTGACAGAGTGAAGCAAATACACTATGATAAAGATAATGTCATCAATGTTCCGCTTCTGCTCACGGCTATGATTGGCATGACCAGTGAAGCAGGGGAAGCTCAAGAAATACTCAAGAAGGTTCTTTTCCAATCTAAGCCTTATACTGAGGAAACTCGACAGCATCTAATCAAGGAACTTGGTGACGTTATTTGGTATTGGGTGAATGCGTGTAATGCGTTGCAGGTTGATCCAAATGAAGTAATCGCAGGAAACGTGACAAAACTCCAGGCTAGATATCCTGGCGGCACGTTCGATGCTTTCTATTCTGAAAATCGTAAGGAAGGTGATATATAATGACCAAGAAACTCGTGATGGTTGAAGTGCTTTCGCAGTATCGTATGCGATATGTCGTCGAAGTTGAAAACGACATTGATCATGCGCTCGACGAAGTTCTTATGCAAGAACAAAATATTGAATTCAAGGAATTCAGTCAGAAACATTTGGAACCAAGTCCTGTGATTTCTCATTATGAAATCAGTCGCGATGAGTATATAAAGTTATTCAATGAAGATAATGATTATCTTGCGTCGTGGGATGATGACAGAAAATTTTCATATATAAACTATATCGACTACGAATCACAAGAAATGGAGATTGACGATGGCGCTTGATTCAAGAAAATGTATGGCTACAATCATCGAAAAGATTGAAGCTCAAACGACAGTAGAACGACAGGTTGATTTTCTCAATCTTCATTCTTCGTATGCACTAAAGATTGTGCTTGGTTATGGTATGGACCCTGGATGCAAGTGGTTGCTTCCTGAAACCGACCCTCCATATACTCCGCTGTTCGAAGCAGCTGATCAGGAAGAAAAATTCTACTCTGAGTGCAAGAAACTTATCTATTTCGTAGACACTGACGAAGGGCGCACAGTAAAGACTATCAAACGCGAGCAGCTTTTCATTCAGGTTCTCGAATCAGTAGATCCGCGTGATGCTAAGTTGATTCTACGTATGAAAAATAAGCAACTTAATATCAGTATGGAAGCAGTCAAGCAAGCGTTTCCAAATCTTGCTGGTCATTGGGATACAGCACAATCTAAGACAACTAAGGCGGCAAAGGTTAAGAAATGAATACAGCGTTTATCATTGGCAACGGTACGTCTCGTAAGTCGTTTGACCTCACGAGGCTGAAACCATACGGGACTATCTTTGGATGCAATGCGCTCTATAGAGATTTCCCAAACCACTCGATTCCTGATTATCTTGTTGCTATCGACGACGGCATCATGACAGAAATTGAAAGTTCTGATTTCCCATCGAAACGTGTTATCTTTCCACCGATTGATGAACGCTGGGAACCAGCTTCTTGTAATCAAGGACGCCCGCGCAGTAATGCTGGTGTCAATGCTATGCGAGAAGCAATCAAGATGGATTTCGACCAGTTGATTTGCATTGGTTTTGATTTCATGATCAGTGATGAAAATCAGTCTGTGTCTAATATCTATCATGGCACAGATAACTATGGAATGGAAACTCGCGCGCATGCGGGAGATAATCCAGGGCGTATTCGTTACGTTCAATGGCTAGTTAATCAGTATCCGCAAGTCGATTTCATTTTCATTTTCCCAAATGACTTGACAATTAATCCTGTATATGGTAAAAATGTGTTTATCAACACTTATGAGAATCTTCTAAAGCATACATAGGCCTGTAGAATTTAGAAGAAGGAGTTACCATGGTTAAGAAAATTTATCTCGAGCATTCACAGCTTAATGAACTCAATCATACATTAGGTAAGTTCCTAGACCATGATTGCTATGACCTAGTTCTTACTGAAGACGCAGACGTTTATGAGCCATTGACAGCAATTGAAATTCTTTCTGGAGTTCAGCATAGTGAAAGAAATTTGCTATGCAAGTTCCGTAAGAATGTGTTTCCTAAAGAAATGACTGATGCCGCATTTAAACATTTGCGTAGCGGCGCTATGATGTCCGATAATCGTGGTCTAGCTGCTGGAGCTGAACGCGATACGGCATTTCAAAAATTGCCTGACGGCGAAGGTTCTCGCCGTTGGGTGACTGAACGCGAAAAGGCAGTTCTAAAGTATCTTGCTCAAGGGTCGCCTCGTTCTATCGACGACCAAGATAGACTGCAAGAAATTTATGAAAACACACCAGATACTCCATTGCAAGGTCGTGGCGCTGGAGGTAATAAAGAAAATGGTGACGTTCGTGCGGGTGCTATCTGGATAGTCGGTAAGACTCTTGACTTTGACTTCGATAAGTGGTATGCTGATGTTTCTACTAAGGATGCGAATGAGCGTCGTCAAGCAGCGCATCATCTTTTGTTTGATATGATTTCCGACACAACTTATGCTAATGGTGTGCGTTCTGGTGTCGGAGGTTTCATGGATAGATATCCTCGTATTCCTTTCTGTCGTGAAACTGGATGGCAATCAAATAATAAAGATAAATACGAAGCTTCTCTTGCTCTGTTCGAAGCTGCTAATGAAGTGTTCAAGCGCGAAGTTCCTATTCGTTGGGCTGGTCAAGCAGCTGCTATGGAAAACCTCGGTAACGATTGGCGTATCGGGAACACAGTCTATACAACTCTAACTATCAATCGCGATTTTCGTACTGCTGCTCATAGAGATGTTGGTGATTTGTGTGAATGCTATGAAACTCCAGGTGTTAATATTCCCAAGGGCTTTAGTAATCTGCTTGTTCTTGATAATGGTAAGCAGTATAATGGTTTCTATCTTTGCTTTCCTGAGTTTCGTGTTGCTGCTGATATCCGCGCCGGCGATATGATTATGATGAATGCTCATCGTATTCATAGCAACTCACCCGCATTCGACTACGAAAAAGGTTTCGAGCGTATGAGCGTGGTCATGTATTTCCGTGAGTCTATGGTTAGTTGTGGTACTCGTAAATATGAAGAATGTCGTCGTGAGTTCGTGTATATGCGTCGCGATAACAAAGAACATCCGTTGTGGCATGAAAGTTGGAACGGTGTATCACCTGGAATGTGGGATACCGAAGAGTGGGCAAATTATCTCGGTCATAATGGATTTTCCGAACAGGCTAATGCTGTTCTAAATAGCTTGAAACTTGAAGAAAAATTTTAAGAAGGAGCTATATCATGTTGTGTGTGATTCCTGCGGCAGGACGCGGCGTTCGTTTCAACGAACTCGGTAAGAACTATCCTAAGTGCGTCCTGCCGTATCAAGAAATTCCTATCATCGTTCATAACATCCGTTTCGCGCTTGAAGCTGGTGCTCGTAATGTCGTAATCGTTACGGGTCATCAGGGTCATCGCATCATTGAAATCGTGAAGATGTATTATCCTGACGATGATAGAATTCAATTCGTCGATTATCAGCATATTGGAAATGGCGGTCCAGCCGTATCTATCTACTGCGGTATTCCTGAAACCATCAACGAACCAGTTCTTGTTCTGTTGAGTGATATCATCGTCAAGACTGTTCCTGATATGTGGTTCGCTACAGGTTCTGTTTCTTGGATTAGCGTACAGAAAGTTCCTGACTGGAATCGCTGGTGCATGGCAGTAGACGATGGTGAGCGAATCGTTGCGTTCCATGATAAGCCTGTTGATAAGCCTCCAACGAATCTTGCTGTTAGCGGAGTTTACTATTTCGCAGATGGTGCTCGTTTTCGTCAGTCTTTGCATGTAGCGATCTACAATTCTCGCGTGCGTGATGGCGAAATTCAAATTTCTCAAGCTATGAATCTTTATAAGGAAAAAGAAGAAATCAAAGTCAAAGAAATCAGTATCAAAGACTTTGGTACGTTGCAAGAGTATCTTGAGAATCGCGGCATCAAGAACTCGCGTGAGTTCAATCAGGTTCATGCTACAGATAAGGGAACGACTATCACAAAGTCGTCTCATATGCAACCAGCTAAGATTCATGCTGAGATGAACTGGTATGAAAATCTTCCGACTCCTATTAAGTTGCTGACTCCGCGTATCCTTGAAAAGAAACCATACGGCAGCGTAGAAAGCGGACGTCCTACATACACGATGGAGCGTATTGATAGTCCTACGTTGCGCGAGCTTTATCTGTATCTTGAATCTGACCCTGTGTTCTGGACAGAAATCTATACCAAGTTGTTTGATATCTTGGATAAGTTCAGGTTCTACTATAAGCCAGGTGTTTATTCTGAGTTCTTCAATAAGATGTCTGATAAGAACTGGGAACGATTTTCGCAAATGGTTGAGGAAAATCCAGAGCTTGATAGTGATCATCCTCATAAGTTCCTAAATAAGTTCGATGAAATGAAGGAAGACGAAGAAGCTCTTGTACATTGGTCAGACTCTTTGTCACATGGCGATTTCTGTTTCTCGAATATTTTCTATCATCCTGGCAGCAAGCAAATAAAGCTTATCGACCCTCGTGGTGATGCGTATGGTAATATTCTGTACGATCTAGCCAAACTCACGCACTCTGCCTATTACCCCTACGACTATATCGACGCTGAGTTGTATATCAAGAAAGGCGATGAAATCATCATCTTGCATGATGGCAAAGAACCTGCGCGTGAAGCTTACAAGAATGCGTTCGT